TTGTCCGGGAAGCCCTGTAGACGGGCACATTCGGTAGGAGTCAGACGGCGAACGATGTAGCGAACACGCACCGTGTTGTTGGAGTTTATGTTGTGAGAGGCACTCACCTGCAAGGCTCCGGTCAGCTCCGGGTGCTCCGTAGCATTTCTACAGTCAACCCCGGCGACATCCTTGCCAACCACAAACATATCGTTATAAGCATCCTGCCCGGAATAACTACCGGGGTGGCTGTTTGCCATCAGAGGACCCGTCACCTTCTGGTAGGTTTCTGCATACGCAACAGCAGGTCTGTCGATGGTGTTTAGCGTATAGCAGACATCCTCTCGAACGCCCTTGCCGTTACAACCGGCAGTATCAGCTCGGTCGATGCCGTTGCCTTGTAGACAGTAGACCAGATAGTTCCGGCTGTCTGTACCCAGCGTGTGGCACGGATCTCCGGGTTGAGGATTCGTCTTGTTCAGCGGGGATGTGATGTTCTCGCCATTGTAGGCGACAGGCTCCATAACCATCGGAACGTTGCCACCGCCGGTTCCCATTCTCGAAGTAAGTGTCTGCACCTTGCCACTATCATCGACATTCACTCGGCTGTCAGCGGGGTGATTTTCGATGGATACAGGCTGAAACAGATACTGGTCTTGAGAGGCGGCGAGTGTCGCTGCCTTATTCTCTTGAATGAGTGCGCCCTTACCCGCTGCCTTACCAGCAGAATCCACAGCCACGCCGGAGCGGATTTTGAGGGTGTACGGGATAGCAACTGTAGGACCTGCATGGTTTGCGGATTGACCGCTATTTGCGTTCAGCGTTACAGCCTTGTCTCCGCTGACGGTGAAGTTGTAGAGGTCACATCCAACAGCCTCTGGATTGTAGGCCACCGCATGAGGTGTGCCGTGGCTGTCGCTGCACAGGGTGGGCATCACGTTCTCAGCGTAGTTAGCGCCGCCTTTGCCACCCTGTTGGTCGAGGGCGTAAGTTACGCACTCTCCGAAATCTGCTGCTCCAATGCCGCTCTCAGCATCTCTGGCAGTTGCTTGCCACGTCGCTCCGCTCTCCGCAAAATGCCCTCGCAAGCTTTCGCACTCAAACGATACTTTTCCGGCGCATTGACCTCTAAAATCTGCGACAAGGTAGATTCGACGGCGACGTTGGGGGACTCCCCAGAATTGTGCATCGAGAACGCGGTAGCTAAGACTCCATCCGTCACCGCAATAACTGTCGGCGTAGGGCCATCCGTTTTTAGGAACCGTAGGCATAACGGCTGTCGGCTCGACGACTTTGACGAACTCTTCGAGGACGATGCGGAAATCTTCTCCTTTGTTACTACTGAATGCTCCAGGGACGTTTTCCCAAACAGCGAATCTTGGATATGCTCCATTGGTTGCTTCCCTCATTTCTTTGATGATTCGAATGGCTTCCATGAATAAGCCACTTCGAGTGGTCTCCTCATCACCATTCTCGGTGTGCTTGAGACCGGCTCTCTTACCCGCCACGGAGAGATCCTGACAGGGTGAGCCGAATGTGATAACGTCTACAGGCTCAACCTCATTGCCTTTAACATCAGTCACGCTTCCCAAGTGCTTCATGCCAGGGAAACGGCTACGTGTTACGGCGATGGGAAACGGTTCCACCTCAGATGCCCACTCAGGGGCGATGCCACACATGGTTGCAGCTAGAGGGAAACCGCCAGAGCCATCAAATAAACTGCCGATTTTCATCTTCGTTTTCTTCCTTCCTATACGTATACTCATGCGTATACGCACCTATCTTCGTCTGCCTCGCAAAACCTGTTGCGCCCAGTACGCAGGGTTCTTGTAGCCTTTCGCTTTACCGATAGCAACCAGTTCCTCAAACGTCTGCGCTCTCCCCTGCTCCATCCGAGCTTTTTTCTTTTCAGCCTCCACACGAGCCATCTCTTCAGCGGTGATTCGTTGGAGTTCAATTTCTTCACGAGCCTTGATTTCACGGGGGTGTAGCGGATATTCTGTCCCACAAAACGGACAGGTAGGTGCTGTTTTAAAGACCATGTAGCAGTTCTGGCAAGTTCGAATGTAGAAGTCCCCGTTGCCATCCAGTCTGGGCTTCCGCTTCAGCGGTTCCCCTAGACTCCACACTCGGTCGTCGTCCGGCAGACCGATGCGGGTATAGTTACCGACACAGTCCACTATTTTTGCTACCTTGCCAGGCAGATATCGCATACAGCGCATCATCTGATGTATTCCTAACGCTACGGATTCAGTAGGTCTGAGGAGGATACAGCACGTTACTTCATCGATGGAAACGCCCTCGGAGATTATTCCGACATTACAGAGGACGGTAAATTCACCCCGTCTGAAATCTTCCAAGACCTGTTTTCGCCGTCCTGCCGGAGTTCCAGCAAATAGAAATTCAGCCCTGATTCCATAGGAATTAAAAGCGTCTGCTGTTTCTCTTGCGTGTTCAACGGAAACACAATAGACGATACTCCGTTCTCCCGGAGCAAAGCGTTGATACGACTCAATGACATTGCCATAGACTGCCCTCTCATTCATCAGTTTTTCGAGATCCGAAACCACGTAATCTCCTGCGACCGTTCGCAGACCGTCTGTCTCGATTAATGTTGGAGCGTAGTACTCGTATGGAGCGAGGTTCTGATGCTCGATGAGCCACTTCACATCCACGCCCTCGATGAGTGTGCTGAACACGTCCCCTAACGGCTTTCCGTCTAAGCGGACGGGCGTTGCTGTCATGCCAACCGTCCACGTGTTGTAGTATTCAATCACTCTCATCCACGAGTTCGAGCGACTCAAATGCGCCTCGTCGGCTACGATAAGGGAGGGCTTTTCGTACTGTCCCAACCGATTCGCCTCGGTCAGAATCATCGCTACACGAGCGTTCTCGATGCCGAGATTACGAAACAGTTTTTCGTGCTGTTCTTTCAGCTCCTGTCTGTGTGTCAGCACTAGAGCCTCTCCCCTAGTCTTTCGTACCATCTCGGCAAACAGGTAGCTCTTACCCGCTCCGCAGGGGGCTACCACCAATGGACGGTGATAGCCTTGCAGGAAAGCGGATTGTGTCTTCTGAAATAAATCCTTTTGGTACGAACGCAGTTCCATATCTTAGAAAGGCAGCTCCTCGTCAGCGATGGGTGCCATAGGAGCGGGAGTAACAGCAGCGCCAGAGAACTTAGCGGGAGGCAGCTTGTCCTGATTCTTACGATTGATGCAGTAAGCGACCTTGGCGCTCATGTTGTTGTTGTACTCCTCGTGCTTAACACGAACTGCGCCAACCTTGCCGATCCACTGCTTGCCGGTACCCATAGCGGGAGTGGTGATGCCGAAGCTGTTGAAAAAATCGCCGATACGCTGATTGGTCTTCTTGGGGTCGTTCTGGTCGAGAACCAGATAGAACCACAGCTTGCTGTTATGACCGCTCACCTCGAAGGTGATTTCGTACATCTCGTTACCCTTGCTGGAGACCTTCTCCTCGACATCCGCAATGCGAACGCGATGGTCACCGGCAGGGATAATCGCGAAATCAGTTTCGGTGTAATCCTGTGCGTTGAATGTCCAATTTGCCATGCTTAAAAATCCTCCATAGTTAAAATATTCATATAGTTAAGTACGTTCTCTGCGTACTGACTATTGCCGGTTTTTCCGCTGTTGTATTTCGTGAGAGCGTCCGTGAGGTCGTGTTTGCTAACCAATTCAGAGAGGAAATCCAGACCTACCAAGAAGTTCCCATACGGGTCAGACAGGTCGGTCACGCCGAGACGCTCCATTCGTTCGCTGTGCCATTTAGGCTGCACCTGCATATATCCGTGGCTTTCTCCATCGTCGCCAACAACGTTTCTGAAATCGGTCTCCTGCCAGATAACAGCCAGGGCCAACTCGTAACGAATGCCCGTTTCGCCACAGGCCTTGTAGAGCAGTCTCTGATGTTCAGCATCCATAGGAATGTCGTCTCGGACGGGATCGTATTCCATCGGAGCAGCTTCGATTTTGTCGATAATCTGAACGACCGGTGCCTCCTCAACCACAGGTTCTTCTCCTGCACTCTTCAGGAGCGGATACAAGCCATACACGATGAGACAGATGCCGAGCAAGGCGAACAGAACGATGTTTGCAATGAACATCCGCATATACTTGCGACGGAATCGCTCCTCTCGAGTGAGGCTGGCGATGCGTTTGCCGATGTATTTACTCATCGGCTTTTACCTCTGTTTTCAGCAGATGAACGATTGCATCTCGGACAGCGTAGTCAGATATTCTGTCGCAGAGCTTCTTAACCGTATCCAACAGAGCCTCCTTGCGAAGCAGTTCGTCGTAGCGATCCTGATTAACCAACACATAGCCGACGCTATTCTCGAACATATTCATTTCTTCACCTCCGGTGCAACGAAGACATTTTCCGGCACACAGGCTTTACGCATGAAAATCTGGTCTTTAGCCATCAGGCTGTCATTGCCCTCCAGAACGAAGTACCACTGACGGTTTCCGTCCTTTACAGCAGAAGAAACGTAAGCCACGATGTTGCACAAGCCACAGACGTTGTTTCGGATCTTTGCAGGAATTGCAGGAGCGATGTAGTTCACGACCTCGCCGGACGGCAGAGTTTTCTCGAACATATCCTCCCAGCAGTTGAACACCACGTTGGTGTCGCAGAACGCAGCCTTTCGAACAAGATCCTTGACCTTCGTATATACATCGAGATAATACTGACGGATGTCGCCATT